AAATAAGCATATTTTGTAGCTGATACATTTTGAATTGACAAAGCATTTGGTGTATCTACTTGATCGTCAATAGTTAGTTCTTGTGCAACGTTTGTCATTGCAAGTAATCTTGTTCTTAGCATTTTAGCTCCTTTACCGCCTTAAACTATTATACCCTAGGGTTATCCTTTACGGGGAGTTTTTTGAGCAAGCTCTAAAACTTGAGCTACAAATTCTGGTGTATCTACGTACATATTTAAAATTTTCCATTCATGACATCTAGCAACATTTAGGCCTCTTGGCTTAACGTCAGGACAACCCTGATAAATTTGACCAGTCTCTTGATCAATCAGTAACCATTTTTGTGGAGCTTTAGTTTTTACTGCTAATGCAATTGCTTCTTCAAGTTCTTCAACTTCTCGCCCGTCAATTAATTTTCTCATGCCATACCATGTTTCTCAAGATATTTTACCAATTTATCGTAAAGGTCTAAACCTATAAAATTTTTATATCCACAATCTAAGCAATACAAATATAGCTCATCGTCTAAAGTTAAATTAGGCATTAACATTACCTGATCCATTGGACAAATCAGCGGGGGAACTTTTGATTCCCCCGCTAACTCTTGATAAGCCACGATTACTTGTGTTTTAATTTACTGTCCCTATGCTTTCTGCATTGTTAAACACTTTGTGGGAAACTCCTTTAGGAATTTCTTATATCTTACAGTTCCATAACTTGACCAAGAACTCCAGTTCTTGCCTTCGTTACTCATTCTATAAACGACATCTGCGTTTAAAATGGGGTTGAATAATTTTGAATCGGAAGTGAGATTATATTTATCTCTTCTTTCCACTCCAAGATAACCAAGCATATTTACTTGGAAGATCCCATATGAGTGATCCCCTGTTCGTTTGTTTCCGTTAAAAGCAAGCGGTCTTCCGTTAGACTCTGCCTTAGACACAGCCCACGCCTTTCTTAGAGCAAGATTGTTAAATCCAGCAATGCTTAAAACTTCTACAAGTTGACAGTCACTTAATTCAGTTGCCTTACTATAAGTTTCTATCTTTTGTGCCATAATTGCCGCAGCGTTTGGCTGGACAGTTAAGGCATTTGCAGGAACGGTTGTGTGTGTTACAAAAATAGCTGCTACCGCAAACATTACGAATATGGTAGAATTACTAAGTAACTCATAAAAACGTTTCATACTTTTCTCCATTGGCAAAACCTCCTTTAGAGACAGTGAATATAATCTTAACATTGATAGAACAACCCTGTCAAGTCAGTCAACTAGAAAGTAATCATGAATATTTCTTATTACACAGTAAGAGCGGGATTAAATCCTGCTGTTGGCTTTGGATATGCAGGTCAAAATATAGTTAGATCATTACAAGAATTAGGACATACAGTAACTTATGCAAACCCTAAAGCTGACATTCAATTAAACTTTACACAACCAGATAATTTTAAGTTTCATAAAGGTCAATACCAAATTGGTTATACTCCATGGGAATCAACTCATATTGCAAAAGATTGGGTTGAAAAATTTAATGCATGTGATGAAGTTTGGGCAACTTCTAAATGGACTGCGGATGTTTTTGAAAATGCAGGTATTGACAAAAAGGTTAAAGTATACATGCATGGAATTGAAGACATTTGGAAACCAAAGAAAAGAATCCAAAGGGATGTTATTAGATTTTTACATGTTGGAGAACCTTCACCAAGAAAAGGTGGACAACAAGCTGTAGATACTTTTATTAAGTTATTTGGAAATAATCCAGATTATCATTTAACTATCAAGTGCCATCTTAATAATACTATTAGAGTATATAATAAATATAATATATTATCTTTACCTAATATATATAATAATATATCAATTATAACAGATGAATATGAATCTAGTCAACTGGTAAATCTTTTTCACTCTCATGATATACTTTTGTATCCAAGTTGGGGAGAAGGTTTTGGTTTTATCCCGCTTCAAGGTTTAGCAACTGGCATGCCAGTAATTTCAACTTATGATTGGGCCCCATACAAACAATTCCTTGGGCCATTAAAATTAAAGTCTAAACTTTCTAGTGAGACTTTACCAAAATCACTTGGTCACACTTATGTTGGAGAAATGTACAAGCCAGATCAAGAACATCTTGAGTTTCTTATGTATGATGCAGTTATAAATTTTAAAATGTATTCTGATTTTTATTTTGCTCAGTCAACTAGAATACATGAACAGTATAACTGGTTACAGTTGACTAAGAATGCTTTTGCAGATTTAGAAAAAAAATTTTCTTAGACCTTGCCTCTATAAAAACTTTTAGGTATACTTAGACTTCAACTAAAAATAATATTAACCTTTATGGTGGAAGAGAGTTTATAAATGTCACAAACAATTGCTAACCCTTATGAGAACTTTATTGCCCTGTCTCGTTATGCTAGATGGCTGCAAGAAGAAAATCGTCGTGAGACATGGGGAGAAACAGTTGATAGATATTTTGCTTTCATGCTTGATCACTTAAAGGAAAACAATTCATACACACCAGACCCAAAGCTTGTTGAAGAGTTAAGATCTGCAGTATTTAACAGAAGCGTTATGCCATCAATGCGTTCTGTAATGACTGCAGGTGCAGCTCTTGACAGAGACCATGTAGCAGGATATAACTGTTCATTCGTTCCAGTTGATTCACCAAGATCATTTGACGAAACTATGTATATCCTTATGTGTGGTACAGGTGTTGGATTCTCTGTTGAATACAAATACGTTAATAAACTTCCTTCCGTCCCAGAGTCACTTGAAAAGTCTGACACAGTTATTGTTGTAGAAGATTCAAAGCAAGGTTGGGCAAAAGCATACCGTGAACTTCTAGCATTGCTTTGGACAGGACACGTTCCAGCAATTGATGTTTCAAAGGTTCGCCCATCAGGTGCACGTCTTAAGACAATGGGTGGACGTTCATCAGGACCACAACCACTTGTAAATCTTTTTGATTTTACAATTGCAAAGTTTAAAGGTGCAACTGGTCGTCAACTAAAGCCAATTGAAGCACATGATATTATGTGTAAGATTGGTGAAGTAGTAGTTGTTGGTGGAGTTCGTCGTTCTGCTATGATTTCACTTTCAAATATTAACGACCTAGAAATGGCACAAGCAAAATCTGGTAACTGGTGGGAAAGCAATACACAACGTGCACTTTCAAATAACTCTGTTGCTTATTCTCGCAAACCAGCAATGGAACAATTTATTGCAGAATGGAAATCTTTATATGATTCAAAATCAGGCGAACGTGGCATCTACAATGTGGCAGCAGCCCAAAAGCAAGCAGCCAAGTATGGTCTTCGTGATTCAGAAGTTCATTACGGAACAAATCCTTGCTCGGAAATCATTCTCCGTCCTTATCAGTTTTGTAATCTTTCAGAAGTCGTATTACGTGAAAAAGATACAGTTGAAGATGTTGCCAATAAAGTACGTTTGGCAACAATTCTTGGAACATGGCAATCTACGCTAACTGACTTTAAGTATCTTCGTAAAATTTGGAAAGATAACACAGAAGAAGAACGCCTGCTTGGAGTTTCTTTGACTGGACAATTTGGACACAAGTTTTTTTCAGGCAAGCAGGGTCTTGCAAAGCTAGAAGAAGCATTGAATGGTCTTCGTGAATATGCAAGAGATGTTAATATTAAAGAAGCTGGGAAAATTGGGATTCCCGTTTCTGCCGCAATTACTTGCGTCAAGCCTTCAGGCACTGTATCTCAATTGGTCGGGGTATCTTCAGGAATGCATCCATGGCATTCACAATATTACACACGCACAGTACGTGGGGACAAGAAAGATCCACTTTCAACATTTCTTAAAGAAGTTGGAATTCCAGTGGAAGATGATGTCATGAAGCCAGATGACACATATGTATTTTCATTTCCAGTAAAGGCACCAGAAGGTGCAATCCTTAGAAATGATTTAACTGCTTTGGAGCATCTTGAAACATGGTTGGTTTATCAACGTGCTTGGTGTGAACATAAGCCATCAATTACAGTTTCTGTAAAAGAAGATGAGTGGATGGAAGTAGGAGCTTGGGTATACAAGCACTTTGATGAAGTATCAGGAATATCTTTCCTTCCTCATTCAGATCACACATACAAGCAAGCTCCATATCAGGAGACAACAAAAGAAGAATATATGGCACTTGTAGAAAAGATGCCTAAGACTATTCGCTGGGAAGATCTTTCTTTCTATGAGACAGAAGATGGAACTAGCGGAACACAAACACTCGCCTGTACTTCTGACGGGAATTGTGAGATTGTAGATATTTCTGCCTAGTGGTAGAATATTGTTAGGGACAGAGTCCCAGAAGGAGAAATAAATGAATAAGCAATTACAAGCAGCACTAGCATCTTATGCTAGAACAGCAGTATCAGCAGTACTAGCCATGTACTTGGCTGGAAATACAGACACAAAGGCTTTGGCAAGTGCAGCAATTGCATCTGTAGCTGGACCTTTGCTCCGTGCATTAAATCCAAAAGACAGTGCATTTGGTATTACAAAGTAACTAAATACTTTAGAACGGCCTCTATGATAAAATGAGCATAGAGGCTTTTCTATTTATATAAGGTGGTAATTGTGGCTGCAACCAAAAATTTTGATGTTGATCAAAACGCTACTTTTTCATTTCGTATAGAATATAAAGATTCTCTAGATAATCCAATTAATTTAACTGGAGCAACTGCTAAAATGCAGGTTAGAGATTTAAAGGGTGGAAAGCAATTAGTTGCTACTCTCTCAACACCACATTCAAGCGGAATTGATATTGATGGACCAAATGGTGTTGTTAATGTTACAGTTCCCGCCGCTTCTACAAATAAATTTATTTATCCAAAATCAGCTTATGACCTTGTGATCACAGATACAAATGGAAACAAGATTAGATTGCTTGAAGGATTTTTAACTCTCAATAGATCGGTAACAATTTAATGTCAGAAAAAGTAGTTGTTCATGAAACCGTAAACCAAGTAGTAGTTGGTGCCAATGGGCCACAAGGTCCAAGAGGTCGTACTATTCTTAATGGTCACGGAGTTCCAGCAGCAGGCCTTGGATTAGCAGGAGATTTTTATTACGACAAAGATACAACCAGATTTTATGGTCCCAAAGATGTAGATAGCACATGGACTGGTGTTACCAGTTACCTGCTATATACAGAAACAGCATTAAGATACCCTTGGGAGCTTTCTCAAGTTACTGGCCCAGTAAATGGAGTATATTCTTTAAAGATAGAACATAACTTACATTTTCAGCCAAATGTTACTGTTAAATCTAGTACAGGTGACGTATTAGAGACGGGAATAGACTATAATAGTATTGATGTCTTGACATTGACAATGTCACAGGCATTTTCTGGGACAGCTTACCTGTCTTAAAAGGAGATAACACAGATGGCAAGAAAATTTTTAGTTAGTTTAGACTTAAACAAGAATGAGTTATTGAATGCAAGAGTTCAAAACCTTCCTACAGCATCTAAGCCAGCAAGTCCTGTAACAGGTCAGATTTACTATGACACTACAGACAATTTCCTTTATTTTTATAACGGTTCAACTTGGCTGAGAGCCTCTGGTGACTTCGGTGCCGCAGGACAAACAACAGCATTAAAATTTGGTAATACAAAATCTGATGGAACTTCTACATCAGTAGCAAGAGCAGATCACACACACTCAGTCCCAGACATTTTGGGAACATCTTCTTATGTTGGTGTTGCAAAAGATGCCACAACTGGCAATGCAACAATTTCTCTTGTTGACTCTGGCGTAACAGCTGGATCATACGGTTCAACAACAAAGATCCCAACATTTACAGTAGATGCAAAGGGTCGTTTAACTGCAGCTGGTGAAACAAACGTAGCAACTAACCTTTCTATTGCTGGAGAAACTGGCACAGATACAGTAAATCTTCTTACAGACACACTAACTGTAACTGGTGATTCAGCAATTGATACAGCAGTAACAAATAATACAATTACAATTACTGCAAAAGATGCCACATCGTCTCAAAAGGGTGTTGCCTCATTTGATTCAACAGATTTTACTGTAACAGGTGCAGCAGTAACATTAAATGCTGAGCGTGTACAAGATATTGTTGGCGGTTTGGTACAAGGTGGAACTGGAATTACAGCAACATACAATGATGCTGGAAATACAGAATCAATTAGTATTACAAACACTGGTGTAACAGCTGGTACATATGGTTCTGCAACAAAGACCTCAACAGTAACAGTAAATGCACAAGGACAATTAACTTCTGCAGCACATCAAGATATTGCAATTCCTTCTACACAAATTACTGACTTCCAAGAAGCAGTTGAAGATGTAGCAGGAGCAATGGTAACAGGCAATACTGAAAATGGTATTAGCGTTACCTATAATGATACAACAGGAAAATTAAACTTTGATGTCAATGATCCAGTAATTACTCTTTCAGGAGATGTAGCTGGTTCTGCAACAATGACAAACCTTGGTGATGTAACAATTACCACAACAGTACAGCCAAATTCCGTAGCACTTGGAACAGATACTACTGGAGATTATGTAGCTGGAATTCAAGGAACTGCAAATCAAGTTGCTGTTACAAATTCAGGTGGAGAAGGATCATCAGTAACAATTGGTCTTCCACAAGATGTAACAATTTCTAGACACCTTACTGTTAATGGAAACCTTGATGTAGTTGGAACAATTAATTCCGTAAATGCTACACAAGTTAATATCGTTGATAATAAGATTAACCTTAATGCTAATCAAGCAGAAGATGCATCACCAGTTCTTGATTCAGGTCTTATTGTTCACCGTGGATTAGAAGCAGATTCTTACTTTACATGGAATGAAACAACAGACCGTTGGGAAATGGGATTTGAGTCAGGATACGGAGTTGAAGAAAGACAATTTGCAGTAGCTCGCAAGTACGCAGCTGATTTAACAGCAGGAACATATGTAACAGTATCTGGCGGCGGAACAGTATTTGTTGTTAACCACGGATTAAATACTAGAGATGTTCAAATTCAAGTTTACGAATCATCTGCAGAGTGGAGCAATGTTGAAGTTGATACAGAGAGAACAACTGTAAATACAGCAACAATTAGATTTGGTACAGCACCAGCAGCTGGAGCATACAGAGTCGTTATTACTGGATAAGGGGTTTATAAATGTCTGTAAAAAGATTAGTACCCTTAAATACAGTTGAATTAGCTAATAACCCTGCAACAGGCCGCCGTGGTGATATCTATTACAATACCACAAGCAATGAATTAAGAGTTTACACTGGAACCGAATGGGTTGCAGTGGGTGGTGCACAAATTGGTGTACTAGAGCACATTCACACATATGATGGAGATATTGCTTCAGTAGGAGCATTCCAAGTTCCAGGAACAAATATTATTGATGGTGGTACAGCATAATGCTAATGACATTAAAAGTAAGAAGAGGAACATCTTCTGAATGGTCTGCATCAACCAAAACTCTTGCTGCTGGAGAAATTGGTTTAGATACCACATTAAATAAAATAAAGTTTGGGACTGGTTCAGCTTTATGGTCTGCTTTGCCATATGCAAATGTAACGCCAGCAGAACTTAAAGAATTAACTCAAGATTATATTAATGATGCTATTGCGGGTGGAACACATTCTCATATAACAGTTACATATGATGATGCCTCAAACACATTTAGCTTTGCTACAAATCCTGAAGTTGTTATTTCATCTGGTTTAACAAATACATTAGGAGACTATTTAACTTTATCTGCTTTTACTGGATTACAAGATGAGCCAGGCGGAATTCCAACATTAGATCAAGATACATATATTAGAGATACAGAAATTTCTCCAAGAATTGCAAGAACAAATTCTCAAACATTTACTGGCAATGTAATTTTACCTTCAACAACATCTATTGGAAATGTTTCCTCAACAGAAATTTCTTATATTGATGGTGCCACCTCAAATATTCAATCTCAAATTAATTTAAAAGCACCAATAGCCAATCCAACATTTACTGGATTAACTACAACAGCAAATTTAAATGTTTCTGGAAATTTAGTAATTACTGGATCAACAACAACACAGTCTACTCAAAATCTTTCCGTTGCCAATCCATTAATTTATGTTGGAGAAAACAACCAATCAAATGTTATTGACTTAGGTATTGTTGGAAGCTTTAATAACGGAACTTATCAACACTCTGGTTTAGCAAGAGATCATGTTGATAATAAATGGAAACTTTTTAAAGGCGTAACATCGGAACCAACTACTGTTATTAATTGGGGACAAAGCTCTTATGATGATCTTCAATTAAATGATTTAGTAATTCGTAATATTACAATAAATGGAACTGCAACTGGAATTACAAAAGCTATGGTTGGCCTTGGAAATGTTGATAACACAACAGATGCAAATAAGCCAATATCAACAGCAACGCAAACTGTTTTAAATTTAAAAGCTCCTTTGGATTCTCCAACATTTACTGGAACTGTTGTAATACCAACAGAAACAATTTCTAATGCTGACCTTCATTGGGAACATTATGGATTAGAGTCTGATTTACCATCAGCAACATTAAAGCATGGAATGTTTGCACACGTTCATGGAACAGGTTCTGCATACTATGCTCATTCAGGCGGATGGTATAAATTAGCAAAACAAACTGATGTAGATTTAAAAGCAAACAATTTAACTTCTTATGTAACAGAATCAACTCAATCAAGAACTTTAAGTTCATCTGATCTTTATAAGGTAATAGAATTTACAAATGGATCATCAATTACAGTTACAATTCCAAATGATGCATCTGACACAGCATTTCCAATAGGTTCATTTGTTGAAATTAGACAAATGGGTAATGGACAAATTACAGTATCAGCTACAGGACCAGCAACTTTAGTTTCAGCTGATAATCAATATAAATCAAGAGTAATTTATTCATCAATTATATTAGAAAAAAGAGCTTCAAATACTTGGATTATGGTGGGAGATACCACTGCATAATGCCAGCCAAAATAAGAAGACACGGAGTTATATCATCAAGGCTTAAAGCTCTGCTCTCACTTGTTGAAAATTTTTCTAGAGCAACACTTACTAATGCAGGTGCTACATCAGCAAAATGGAAAACAGTTGTTGTTGGTTGGGGAGTTTCTGGCGGAAAAGGAACATCTTCAGCAATTGGTGCATTAATATCAACTGTATTTGCATCTTCTGATGCAACTCTTACTGTTAAAAATCCAGCTCCAGGAACAGGCCCAGCTTTTTGGGTAACAGATTCTGGAAATTGGTGGTCAGTAACACACAATGTAACAAATATTTGTCAAACTTGTTCTGCATGTGGATCTTATAATACTTGTACATATTGTAGCTCAACTACTTATGGAGCAGACTCTTCATGCGGTTGTAATTCTTATTATAATTATACTTGTTGTAATTCATATTATACTTATGATTGTTGCACTTCTTATTATGATTATACATATACATGTTGTCAAAGTTATTATACCTATACATGTTGTCAATCAACATATTATTATTTTTATTCATGTTGCACCAGGTACTACAGTTATTCTTGTTGTATTTATACAATTTATTATTATTATACTTGTTGTACTGGTTACGGATATAATGGACGCTATGGTTATGGCTGTGTAAGCTATGGAGCCTGCCAAGGATCAACATGTGGATATTCTGGAACTTGTACTAGTTGCTCTAGCTATGGAACATGTTCAGCATCTACTTGCAACTCATACGGAAGTTGCACTGCATGTTCTCAATATTCAACTTGTAACGCTTCATCTTGTGGTGCCTATGGCACATGTACTGCTTGCGGATCCTATACAACTTGTACTGCTTGCGGTGGATATGCAAGTTGCACATATTGTAATGGGTATTCATATGGAACAAGTTCTGCATGTGGTTGTGCTGGATATTATACTTATTCTTGCAATTGTGCAGATAATCATAAAATTGATTTGGTATCAAAAATAAATGGAACAGAATCTGTAATTTCTTCAACAGGAAATTCTACAACAAATATTGCTGGAATTAAAGTTACAACTTCTGGAAATAATGTAACTGCTCAAGCATATTCAGATACTAATTTTACAAATCAATTAGGATCAAATTTAACAACAACCAACTCTGGACAAAAGTCAAAAGAGCATGGTATAATTTCTAGAGCTTCAAATAATAGCCAAGGTTATACAATTGACGAATTTAGGGTAAACTCATGAGTAATAAAATAAGTATATTTCAAGATTTTAAAGACAAAATAAGAGATTTAAAATGGTATGGAAAAGAAAAGGGTCACGATACTTTAAGGCATAAACTTAAAGTCGGATATAAAACTCAGCCAAATCATGAGTTTATCCCAGATCAAAGCAAGCTGGGTATTCACCTTGCAATATTGCATCCAGAGTCTTTAATTGTTGAAGATATAATTCATACTGGAAAAGATTTAGGAGAAATTCTTAAATTGCGTCCAATATTTATTCAATTAAGCCCAGAGGATCAAGAAAAAATAAAACTAGGTGAAAAGCATCCATGGATGTATATTGAGGAAGAAAAACGATTCCATCAATTTGAAGATTTAGTTATAGAATAATTATGACAGAACAACCAGATAGACCAGCTAGACCATGGGACTTATATAATAAAAAAATAGGTAGAGTTGGTGCAGATACAGCTGAAAAAAGATTAGAGATTTGCAATGGATGTGAGTTTTTTATTAAACTTACTTCACAATGTAAAAAGTGCGGATGCATAATGAAGGCAAAAACAAAATTACCAAATGCCGAATGCCCTGTTGGAAAATGGGGTAGGGTAGAAACAGAGGAGCAAACAATATGACAACACCAGACACAACAACACCACCAATTCCTGCAGACAATACCCATAAGACAGCTTATGTTATTGATGGGGAAGTTGTTTTAACAATTAATACTGATGAAAGAACTCAGGCTATTTTGTTAAGCAATCCAACAATTGTTGATATTACAGATGTACATTTCCCAGATGAAACTCTTGAAAATGGAGATGTCCAACAGGTTAATATTGCAAATGGGTGGACCTACGATGGTACATCATTTCATAAGCCAGCATAAATATGAAAAATATTAGATTTGTTCCTCCTAAAGGAATGGATAATCTTATTGAGCCATCTCCAGTAAAGCTGCATGTACCTCAATGGTATAAAGATGGCGAAATGTATGATACAGATCAAAGGCCAGCATTAAAAACTTGTGTACCATTTTTAGATGTAATGCTTTCAGGATATGTTTTGACTACTATTGAAGATATGAAGATTTTTTCAAAAGGTGGTTACATATATGTTGAAGATGGAATTTTAAAAGAAGATGGCACATTTGAAGCTTATTCGGAAAAAAATAAGAATCATAATCATGGGCATCAACATAACCATGAAGATAAAACTATAAATAGTTCTTTAATTGCAGAAAGAAAATCTACTTCTGGATCAACAATTCCTAGACCAGCTGGTCATTTACAAAACCACCTTGTTTGGTCTGGTAAATGGGGATGGAAGGTTCCAAGAGGACATTCTGTTATTGTTACTCATCCATTTAATAGACATGATCTTCCATTTACAACTTTAAGCGGAATTATAGATAGCGATGGTTGGGTTCCACCAGGAAATATTCCATTTTTCTTAAAAGAAAATTTTGATGGAGTTATTCCTAAAGGTACTCCTATTGCACAACTTTTTCCATTTAAAAGACAAGATTGGAAAATGTCTATAAGCAAGGTTTTACAATCTAGATCATTTTTTGATGGTGCAACAGATAGGTCTGTTATTGGATACTATAAGCGTAAATATTGGAATCGCAAGAACTATAACTAATTGGACGGTATAATTGAATAATGGCCACTACAGCATACCCTAATGATATAGATACCTTTATTAATCCAGTAGGAACGGATTCAGTAAAGACCGTATCCCATGCTGACCAACATTCAAAAGCCAATGATGCAATTAGAGCATTACAGGTTAAGCTTGGAAAAACTGGTTCAGCTGATGCTACCTCAATTGAAAATAGACTGACCACATTAAAGACTTTTGTAGATAATATTACAACGGCAAATGTTGTAGAAAACATTACTAATCTTTATTTTACTAAAGAAAGAGCACAGGATGCAGTTGCTGAAGCTTTAGCAAATGGCGTTCACGATCATATTCAAGTTGCTTATGATGATATAAATAATAAAATAAGTATATCCGTTGCTCCAGAAGTAGTTTTAAATACAGGCTTAGTAAATACACTTGGAGATTATTTAACCTTATCTCAGTTTACTGGTCAATTAGATACTCCTGGCGGAATACCAACTTTAGGCGAAGATGGATATATTAGAGATGAAGAAATCTCACCAAATATTGCCAGAGATACTGAAGTTTCCACGGCAGCAAATGCAGCAAGAGCTCAAGCAGTTTCTCAAGCTGATGTTTCTGCAACAGCAAAAATTGCTACAGCAAAACAAGAAGCCCAAGATTTTGCTACCGCAGCAGATACAGCTTTACATACAACAGTAACTTCAGAAATTGCAACAGCTAAATCTCAAGCAATTTCAACTGCAGCAGCAGATGCAACAGCTAAAGCAGATGCTGCAAGACAAGCGGCAATATCTGCAATAACAAATTCAGCACCAGCAGTTTTAGACACATTAAAAGAACTTTCAGATGCACTTGGATCAGATCCAAATTTTGCAACAACAATGACAAGTGCTTTGGCTGGCAAATCACCAGTAGGCCATACTCATGTTTCTTCAAATATAACAGATTTTATTGAAGCAGCTCAAGATGCTTCGGCAGTTCTTTTTAATCATGCAAACCATAATAATGTTACTGCCACATATGACGATCAAAATAATAAGATTATTTTAACTGTAAGTCCACAACTTACACAAGAACAGGTTCAAGATTATATTGTTCCACTTTTCCAAAGTGCCAACAACAAAAATATGAACATTATGTATGATGATGAATCAAATCAACTTATTTTAGAAGCTATTACAGAGCCATCTAAGGCTGTTATGTCAGATACCCCACCATCAAGTCCAGCACACGGTGCTTTTTGGTTAGATACA